TCAAAAGCAGCACCAAGTCAAGCTGTGAAGTCTTCAAGCAACTATCTTGAAACTCATGAAGCAATGAACGACTATGCGAAAATTCTTGAGAAATTCGCTGGTGCTAATACTAACGAAGTGAAGAAAGCTTGGGCTGATCATGTAGCGCAAAAAGGTATTAGCAATGTTGAGACTCTACTACCAGGAGCAATGGTTTCAGCAATTAGTGATGGAATTGAGAAATCTGGAACTATCTGGAATATTCTTAATAAAACTGGTCTAACCGTTCGCCGAATCGATGCTGAAACAGCTGGTAATCGAGCACAAGGACATAAACGTGGCACAACTAAAAAAGAAACAACACTAACATTTACTGATCGTGTGATTCGTGCTGGATTTATCTATGATTATCTAAAATTAAACAAAGAAGATATTGTAGAAAACCGTGATACTGGCGCTTTGGTGAAATTTGTGCTTGAAACTTTGCCAAAACGAATTATTGCTGAAATTGAACGAGCAGTAGTGATTGGTGATGGCCGAAGTGGCGAAGATGACAAAATCAATAGTTTTGTTTCAATCCTAGAAGATGCTAAGAATGGAGTTTTTGCCACTGAATATACACCTGCTAAAGATGAGTTACTTTACAAGTCAATTGTTAAAGCAGCTACAAAAATTGTTCCAGAAGGTGATGTATACCTTGTAATGAGTAAATCTGCAAAAGCTGATTTGAAGCTTTCTGAAACTAAGAGCGGTGCGTTGGTATTCCCACTTGGTGGTGATATTGCTGGCACTTTGGAAGTTAAAGAAATCTTTACTCCAAGCTGGTTCGCACCAGAAGGTGTTCAAGCTGTAATGTTTGTGGGTGATGCTTATGAAACAGTTGGTGATAATTCAATTGAAGCTTACACAAACTTCTCACTAAGCCAGAACAAACAAGAGTATCTACAAGAAATTTACGCTGGTGGTGCTTTGACTAAAGTTAAATCTGGTGTAGTAATTAAAAATCCTGCTGCGGCTTAATTGAAAGGAGAGGGCTAAGATGAAACAACCGATTTCAAAAGATGAGATTGCGGCGTTAATCGGACGCCCTCTCTCTTCTTATGAAGAACAGAACTTTACAATTTTGAATGAGTTAACTTCGGAGCGCTTGAATAAACTGTTGAATGGTGGGTTTGAATCTGTGACTGATTGGACATCGGGGCTGAAGATATTGTATGCGCGATTGTTCAATATTAGTGAGTTGGAACGAAACCATGATGCGGGTATTTCAAGAAAAGCCGTAGATGGCTATAGCGTGGATTTTAAAGATAATGTTAACTATTTTGCTCGATTTTGCGAAGAAAATGCAGATTTAATTGCAAAGTATAGAATTTCTAACGGTGGAATTCGGCACGGAAAGACTATTTATGAGGATATTCGACACTTTTTCTGAAACGGAATATTCATTTTTGCGAGTTAATCGCGGGAATGTTTACGGCAACACAATTGAAGAAGAATTAACGAACCGAAAAGGTGTGTTCCGTGAAAAATCTGGAATGAAACGAGGCACGAACGGTGAAGAGTTTGCAGAAAATTCAACACTGTTCGTAAAGCCTGAAGATATTCCAGTAGATGCCGTGGGTAATGGTGTTCGAATAAATCACAAGACCTACACTATTATTGCGATGCATGAAGGTAAAAACTTTGATACCAATGAAGTTGAGCATTTAAAATTAACCCTAGAAAGGGTGAGCTATGGCGAAAGTTAAGGTGACATTTAACAGCAAAATGAAAGCTTATTTGCAAGTTCAGCGATTGAATATGCAAAAAGAGCTTGAGGCTAAGGCAGAAAAAACACTTGGCCGAGCTCGAATGCTAGCACCTGTTCTATCTGGTGATCTAAAAATGAATGGTCGAGTGGAAAAAATACCAAATGGGGTTTCTGTGGTATTTGGTGATAGTCGAATACCTTATGCTCGGCGACGGCACTTTGAAAACCGTAAAAATCCAGCAACGATAAACTATTTGGAACGAGCTGGTAATCAAACCAAGAAAGAAGGCTTTATAATTATGAAAGGAGATAAATGATTACGCTAAATTTGCTAAAACTCCTTGAAAATAACGGATTTGGTAAGATTGATAAAAACCTTTTCTGGCAGAAGCTTGGCCTTGGTAAAACTGGCTTGTATATCTCGAACATATCAGTGAATGGAGAACGTGGTAAGCGAAGAGTTCAGCATTATGAGATCTTCAGTATTGGTGAAAACGATGTTGAGGGTTTAAAAAAACTTGAATCTGTCGCTGAATTCTTGCGAGAAAACTACGCAGTTAATGAATTACCGGCCGTGGATGGAATTTGTGAAAAAGTTCGAAATGTGGCGATTATGCCGCCCTCTACGATTTCGAATGTAGGAGAAAATAGCCAAGGAAGAGTGGTCTATTCAATAAGTGGAGAGATAATTTATTAAGAAAGGAAAAATATGGCAACGACATATGAAAAAACATTACAAGCGGGTCTTTGGGAAATGGCTCTTGGTGATATGCTAATTCCAGCGGAGTTTTTGGGTGATATTAAAACCAAGATTGCGATGAAAACGGTGGAAAAAGACACTCAAGCGGGAACTTCGAAACGCCGAACCAATGTAGTAGATACTGCGGAGGCAACTTTTACGCTTTATCTGCCAAGCTTGGATTTCTTGGGTAAAATATTCCCTGAATATTATGCAAGAAGCACTGCTGGCGGTGGTGCGGTAACCTTTGGTGGTAAAAATGTAAAAGTGGCTGAAATGCCAGTTAATATGCATCAAAAAGGCTCTGAAACTGATGAAAATGATGTGCATTTCTTTAAAGCAACAGTCAATGTGGATTTTGAGCTATCTCAGACAACAAGCGATGATCCAAGCGTGGAAATTACATTGAATGCACAACCAACTGACAAGGGCTATGTGCGACTTGGAACTGGCGACTTAACTAAGAAGTCGATTTATGATGTTGCTACTCAGGCGACGAAAGCAGTAGCTGGGTAGGAAAATAAGATATACTAAAAACGTCCTTATTACCGAGGACGTTTTTAGTATTGAAAATAGTTTAGCTAGCGTATTTTTTATGTAATTTCAGGCAAGCATTAATTCGATTCTTAGCGCTGGTAGCAGCCATTAGCAAACCGTCATAAGTGTAAGCGTTTGAACCCATTTTACCACCTTTAGTGTATTCACCCCTTAATACTAGGGTTCCTTTTGTGGTGTAAAGCATATTTTCGAAAATATATTTAGTCTTTTTGCCGGCGGAATCTTTAATTTGGCGATAGTCGAAGCCTTTAATCTCTTCCCAAGAAAAAGTTTGCACAGTTTCATATTTAAAAGCTGAACTATATGAAAATTGAAGCTCTACGCCACCATTATAAGTAATTTTGAGGCGAGCTTTAGCAACTATTTCTTCTATTCCTTCGAAGTCGCCGTCGTAGTTGCCTAAAACATACTGGCGCATATTTAGATTTTTGATTCTTAGTTTATCTATAAAATTCATAATATAAATACCTTTCTTATATCTAGATTTTATATCTTTTAATGCCTAAAATCAACTGTATTAGCTCGACTATTTAAAATTATTATAAAACCATAAAATTAAAATGCTGAATGGAGGATTATATGACAGCGATTAGTATTACAATTGAAGATTTAGGTGTAAAAAAACGTGACTTTGAGATTGAGGGCAAAGTCTTTACTTTTACGAAGCCAATGGCTGGACATGAGCTAGAAAAAAGCCAAATTATGTCGAAAATTGTGCGTTTACAAAATGAAATGGCTAAGATGCAAAAACAAGGTGAAGAAAACCTCGATGAGACAAAAGTTGAAGAAGTATTAACTGAAATAGATAATTTGACAGAACGCTTGATAAATCATTCTGCAAAATTAGTAAGTGATGGAACGCCAGAGAATCTTGGTGGTAAAGAATTTGTGTCTAAATATGGTGAAGATGGAATTAAATTATTGACCAAGCGACTATTTGGTGAGGAATAAATAAATGGCGAACATTTTAGATCTATTAACAGACGAAGAGAGAAAAGATATTGAGGCTCGGTATCAAGAACGTATAAAGCGACGCCAAAATTCTTCTAAGCCTAAAATAACGCCAGAAATATATTTAATAGCTAAGTTTGGAATTTATTTTGGCTGGGAAGCGGTGCGAGATGTTCTCGATAATAAAATTAGCCTTGAGATGATGTTTGCAATGATCGAAGGGGCGGAAAAGGTATATTATTCTCAGCTTTGTGAGAACACAAGAGGAACTTTTGTGGCACAAGCCTCTTCTATGGCTAAAAACGGGTTTGAAGCTCAGAAATCTTTTAACACTGGAACTGAAGATTGGCGCAAACGAGCAAGAATGGAGTTGTAGACAATGACGACAGTTGGAACAATTAACTATGATTTTACTGCTGACACTAAAGATTTAGACGAAAAACTAACCAAGTCTGAGAAGGACGTCAAAAAGCAAGCAGAGAGTCAGAAAGAAGCATATCGTGATAGTTGGTCTTCAATAGGTGATTTTGCAATAAAAGGAGCAGCAGTAGCTGGTGCAGCAATCGGTGCTCTCGGTACTGCCGCGGTTGGTGCATATTCAAACTACGAGCAACTTACTGGCGGTGTGGAAACGCTTTTTAAGAGTTCTTCAAACACGGTGATGAATTATGCTAACCAAGCATATAAAACCGCTGGAATGAGTGCAAATAAATATATGGAAACCGTGACTAGTTTTTCGGCGAGCCTATTAAAAAGCTTGGGTGGCGATACGACAAAATCTGCTGAGCTTGCTGATATGGCAATACGTGATATGGCAGATAACGCCAATAAGATGGGGACATCTATGGAAGCGATTCAATACGCTTATCAAGGTCTGGCAAAAGGCAACGCAACTATGCTTGATAACCTTAAAGTTGGCTATGGCGGAACCTCAACCGAAATGCTGAAACTTGCAAAAGATATGGGCGTTATTGATAAAAGCGTTAAATCATTTAATGATATTGGTTTTGATAAATCTATTATTGCGATACATAAGTTGCAAGAAAAAATGGGGATTACTGGAACGACTGCAAAAGAAGCTAGCTCAACAATTGAAGGATCTTTTAATTCGATGAAAGGAGCTTGGGAGAATTTTATTACTGCGCTAGCTGGTGGTGGTGATTTAGATGCAACTTTTAATAATTTAGTTGAGTCGGTTAAGATTTGGCTGGGAAATTTAGTACCTGTGGCTAAAAAAGCGTTTAAGAATATTGTTAAAGTGGCTTTTAAAGCTTTCGATGATGCGTTTAAAGATATGCCAGGAGGTGATATTATTAAATCTTTAGTTGTGGTAGTAGGAACTTTAACTGCCGCACTAACAACATTAGGTGTAGTTATGAAGATAGCGGCTGCAGCTCAAGCTCTGCTTAATTTCGTAATGGCGGCTAACCCTATTGTTTTGATAGTAATGGCTATCGCTGCTCTAGTAGCTGGTCTGGTATATTTCTTTACTCAAACGGAAATGGGAAAGAAGATTTGGCAAGACTTCTGCAATTTTATAGGTGAAGTCTTTAAAAATATTGGCAAATGGTTAGGCGAAGTCGGCGCAAATATTGGTGCATTCTTTAAGGGAATCGGTGATTTTTTCACTGGAATATGGAACGGCATAACTAGCTTGTTTAACGGGATTGTGGAATTCTTTAAACAATGGGGATTAACTATTCTTGCGGTTATTTTTTGGCCTATATCATTGCTAGTTGGTTTATTCTTTACCTTTAAAGATCAGATTATTGGGTTCTTCCAGTCGGCATGGAATGGAATAGTGGCGATTTGGAATGGGGTAACAGCCTTTTTCGGTTTAGTTTGGAACGGAATTGTTGCGATATTTACACCAGTGATACAATTTTTTGGTGCAATATTTCAGTCGGCGTGGAACGGAATTATGGCAATTTGGAACGGTGTAGTTTGGTATTACACGACTATCTGGAATGGAATTAAAGCAGTGTTCGGTGTCGTGGCTGGATTTTTCATTGGTGTGTTTACCACGGCTTGGAATGGTATAAAAAATGTCTTTTCAGGTGTGTTTGGCTTTTTTGCTGGTGTTTGGAATGGAATAGTCGGCATATTTAAAGGTGTTGGAGATGCGATCGGTGGTGCTATTAGTGGCGCGGTTAAATGGGCTATTAATGGCGTATTGGGCTTTGCTGTTGGCATGATCAATGGATTTATTGATGCGATTAACCTTGCTATTGGTATTATTAACGCTATCCCTGGAGTGCATATCGGAAAAGTAGGAAAGTTAAATGTGCCACGCTTTGAAACTGGTGGTATTGTCGGCCCTCAAGGTGGTGGAAGCTTGATTTGGGCTGGTGATGGTGGCGAGAATGAATGGATCGTGCCTGAAAGCAAGATGGCGAGCCTGATTGATAAGATCAACAATCAAACTGGTGGAACTGGTGGCAATAACTATACGATTAACGTGAGCGGAACTTTTGCGACAAGCCCTGCCGAACAACGAAAAGTGGCTGAATTGATTCGTGAGCAATTAGAGCTGGCTGATAAAAGGAGGTTTGCGTAATGAAGATAATTCTGAGTGATTCAACTAAAACCGTTGAATGGCCAATTGTCGAAGTGCCACTGCCAGAAATGACGGTGGATAATGTTAAGAAAGTTAAAACGCTTGATAATTCGCTGACAACTTATGTGATTGGTGCGAGAAAGCGAACTTGGGAGCATACTTGGAGCTACCCTACCAAAGAAGAATTTAATGAAATTAAAGGCTTTTATGACCGACAAATTCAAAACCAAGAGCCAGTGAAATTAACGATTGAGGGAATGGAGAATGTGGTGAATGTGCCAGTCTATATGGAGCTTGGCAAACGAGAAGTGGTAAGCTTTGACGGAATGGTTAAGCAAGCAGAAGTGAGCTTTACGGAGATTTAATAAATGCAGATTGTTAGTGAAAGGTTTAATAAGGCGTTTGCTGGTAGTATTGTGGCTTTGGATTGGCGAGCTAAGATGAGTTTTACTCGCAAAAAGAATGAATCAACTAATTGGTTCATTCTTGGTCGATCTAAATTAAACGAAACTGATCTATTGGCTACACCAGAAGGAAACCCAGCGCAAGTTTGGGATGCTTTTCAGTATGATGATATTTCTGATCGCTTATTGGAAATGAGCGTGGAGCGTTCGGTTAAATTTCCGTATAATGTGCAGTCTGGAATAGCGGACATAAAGCTAAATAATTATGATGATTATTTCTCATTTTTCGAAACGACAAAAAAGAGCCCAATTGCTGAATATATTTTGCCGAAACGACCTTTGAGGCTTTATTTGGGCGCAAAGAATGTAGGAACAGTGCCGGTTTTTGTTGGGAATACTGAAAAAATACCAACTTATAATGACGATAAAACGATTACTTGGTCTGCGTTAGACTTTTTGAGTGATATTGCCGAAACAAAAGTTAATCGAACTGTTATGTTGAGGGATGTTTCAACTGATGCACTCTTGAAAGAAATATTTAAACAGTATGGAATGGATGAAAACCAATACCGTATAAGTAGAGGGCAAAATATAATTCCATTTGTTTATTTTAAAAATGATGACAATGTTAGCACGATATTAAAGAATTTGGTTCAAGCCGAGAACGGTTTATTGTGGCTTGATGAGCAAGGGATAATTCGTTTTGAAAATCGCAGTGGCAATTTGGATAAAACGCCAGTAATGACATTTAACGCAAGTAATATTATTGATATTGAAACAGAAAAAGCTAATGATGTGGTTAATTATGTTAGCATTAAAAGTGATGTGCGAGCAGTCCAGCCTTTGCAGCCAATTTTTAGTGCGGAAGGTAAAAATGAGTGGGTTATTCAGCCTAGAGCCAGCTTGTCTATATGGTTAACGCTTGATGATCCTGCATGGAGCGTTCGTTCTATCTCGGTTGGCCAAAAAACTGGTGAAAGCTGGATTGAATTTAAAAAAGGCGATAAAATCGACAATTCAGGCATTCAATTGAAAGGTGAGCTTTTTGCTGACGCCTACAAATTGACAGTTAATAACCAAGGAACAAGCCCTTCGAAAATCTCGAAAATTGAATTATGGGGCGAAAGTGCAAAAGTTGTAGATACTATTAAATATGAAGCTTTTGATCGTGAAAGTATGGAGCGTTACGGTAAAAAAGCTCTTGAGATTACCGACAATCCATATTTTGGTAATTACCGAAATTGTGATTTGTTTGCGACAGATATTTTAAAGAAATATGCCAGTTTTTCGCCAACGATTTCAATGAAAGTTAAAGGTAATCCAGCTCTACAATTAGGGGATGTCATTAGCGTGAATTATAAAGATAAAGGCGACTATTTGGTGACGGGCATTAAGATAAACCTAAGCGATAGTGGTTATGAAACAACTATCACTGGAAAGCCACATATTGTTTCGAAATCATTTATTTTGGATAAGTCTATTTTGGATGGAAAGGATCTATTGGCATAATGGCGATTGAAAAAAATATTGAATTTCAGGGCGACAGAGTGGTGAATTCACTGGGTGGAAATATAAAATTAAATCAAACTACGGGTGAGTTGATTGTGTCAAAAAATGGGGTGATTTTGACTAAAATTAATAAGGACGGTTTTGTTTATTCGGAAGAAAATGGCACTCGACGAATTTTAATTGGAAGACACCCTAAAACTGGGGCTGTGGGTGAGTGGGTTAGTGTTGTTGGTGAAGATGTAATTGAGGTTTTGGAAAATGAAACCTAATAAATTTATTGATCGCAGTGAATTTATTAAACCTGTTGTGGTTTTTGAATATAATGGTAGTTTTATGAGTGATGTTAAAACTTTTGATATTGCTCATAACCTTCCGTTTGTGCCATTGATTATTGGCGAGTATAGTTTTAATAGCGATTTTTCAAATGCTCGAGATTTCCGTTTTTGGACAAGCGGAGATGAAAACTTTCTTGTGGGTGCGCTAGAAAAGACTATTCGATTTGCTATTCGAGGAGTAAAACCACCACGAAGAGTTTATGTGCGATTAATTGGTATTGCCCCACCTGATTATATGGGAGAAGTTACGCCATTGAAGCGAAGAATATTAAATGATTCAAGAAATAGAAGCTTGAAAATTTTAAACTTCGGAACATTTAGGAATGATAGCACTATCGAACATAATTTGGGTTATTTACCGATGGTTTATTTTTGGGAAGAAACAGTTATCTTTAGGGAGAATAGCTCGTCTGTTCTTAACCTAGAGAAATGTTTAAGGCCAAGTAGCCCTATTGATAGCATTAATAATAGTGAAGTTCGTATATCTGGAAGAGGTGATGGAAAAGGGTATTATGCTATTTTTGGAGATGCAATAGATGAAAATTAATAGTTTTGCTAAAAACTCTGATTTTTGGCAGATGTCGCTTGATAGTGAAAGTGTTGTTTTGGATTTCAGCCTGCCAGCTGGAGATTTTGATAACGGATATAAAACCGAAAGAGTTTTTCATAGTAGAAACCGTAAAGGATTAGTTATTGATCACTACTGTTTTAATGGACAATGGGGGTCAAGAAACGAGTATAAAATTAGCTCTAATGGTTCAACAGAGAATAGGATATATTTTGAGATAATTAGGCGTGATGATGACGTTATTGTTACGGCTGAATATATGGAACTCACAGATGGAGAGGGAAGCCGAAATAATCAAACGATCTCCTCGCAGAAGGTGGATGTGAAAATTAGGTTGAACTTCATTAAGAATAATTGGTGATGCGGTTTTATCACTCGACTATTTATTTTTAAAATATGGGTAGATAGAAATTACAATTTAAAGGAGAAGCTAAAAACTAATATGCAAATAACAGTTGGTGAAATCGGGACTTTTATTGCGTTTTTGGTTGGACTAATCGGTGGAGTTTTGACACTCTTTCGACACGCTAAAAATGGATTGAAAGAAATGCTCAAAGGAGAGTTCGAAGGGGTAAACGAAAATTTTGATTCTGTTCGAAGGGAAATACACGAAGTTCGAGATATTGGGCAGAACAACGCCAAAAACGGCAAGCGTAACGAAATTTTATTAATGATTAATGTTCAACCTGAAAAAGTTGATGAAATCGAGCGAACGTTTGAAGAATATAAAGCGTTAGGAGGTAATGGTTATATAGATAGTTTAATTGAAGCTTGGCGTGAAGAATATGAAAAAGATTTAATTAAGGCTAGACTCAAAAGAAAGGAGAAAAAATAATGGATAAAGCGATTGAATGGTTTCAGCAAAGGCAGGACAGAGTTAGCTATTCGATGGACTATAGAAATGGCCCGAATTCTTACGACTGTTCGAGCGCCATTTACCACGCATTGATTTACGCTGGAATTTTACCGCAAGGTTTCCGCATTGGTAATACTGAAACAGAGTTTGTTGATTTGCCGAAATTCGGCTTTCAGAGAATTGAAGCGGATGTAAACGGTTATATCGCAACCCAACGAGGTGATATCTTCATTTGGGGTAAACAAGGATATACATTAGGTGCTAATGGGCACACTGGAATTTATCTTGATAATGACAATATTATTCACTGTGCTTATGCATATAATGGTATTCATACGGATAATCACGATGACCTTGCCCGCTTGAATAATACTCAATATCTAACAATTTTTAGATATACAGGTAAACCGCAAAATGCACCAGCACCACAAGCCGAAGCTATCGATGATGTAATTAATATTGGCTCGCACTTCAAGATCGCTAAATCGATGCGAGTGGCGGAAGTTAATATCCACGAAGATCGAAGAGAACTAAAAATTGATGAGCTTTGTCCACGAGGCTTTACTTGGGCAGAAAATGGTATTCCAGAGGATTGGGCAGTTAAAGTCGATAACGATGGTTATAAAGTTGATGGTGAAATTAACGCTGGTGATTTGGTTAAATTCCAAGGAGCTTTTGTCGCTCAGGAAGTGGTTCAAAATGATGGAATGTGGTTTGCACTAGTGAAACGTGATGGTGTTGATGTTTGGATGGAATTAACGCCCGTAACGGAAGTCTCGGCTGGTGATAAAGGAACTATTACTGAATATCGACCAGCACCGCAACCAGTTGAAGAACCAAAGCCAACTGAGCTAGTTGTAGAAAACCCTGCGGAAAACCATATTGCTGATGTCAGCAAAATGGTCGAAGATGAGCCTAAACCAGAAGAAAAACCAGCTGAAAACCAAGGGTTAACAGTTCGAGAAGAGGAGAAAAAAGATATGTCGCACAATTTAGAAAATAGCGGAAATGCTGAAAATTCTAAAAAAGTAGAGAAAAAGCAGTTAATTCAAATCAATGCAAGACCATTAACAGAAGGAGAGTTAAAAATGTTGGAAGATTTACAGAAAAATACGGTTGAAAATATTGCAAATACTGAGTATGAACCAAGGATTAGCGAAAAAGCTAAAACTACAGTGTATTTCATTGCTGACCTTGGAATTTTAGTAAATATGTTAATTGCTACAATTTGTGTAATCTTAGTTCCAAACGCAACGAAAGAGATTTTGGCTATTAGTGGAGCAGTTGCGACGGCTTTTGCGGGGCTTAAACCAATCTTTAAGCTAGGAGCTAAAAAATAATGGCCAAGTTGACTTTACCACACCCAAATAAGGATTTTGTGCCGCTAGCTCCATTAACAGCACAAGAGCTCGACGAAATGGTGGCTAACACTAAAGCGGTAGCTGATTTTACTAATGGATTGGCGAGTGGAAAAAATATTGATAATAATTCTATTGAGCCAGGAAAGCTCAAACAACCTAACGTTCAGATTATTCAATCTGGAAATTTAGCTACTCAATACAAAACACAACAAGTGCGCACGCAGTGGTTCGACCAAACATATTGGAATGCTAACTTCTTCCGTCAAAGGAACGAAAAAACGAGGATTGAATTTTCTAAAGCGTTTAAAAATCCACCAGCTGTAGCGGTTCAGATTTTGAACGCAGGAATAAACCCACTGACCGTATTTAGCACAGTCGTGACTACGACTTATGTTGAATTTACGATAGCATCTCTAACGAGAATTAGCCAGGAACTTGATGTTACTGTTTCAGTGATTGCGACAGGTGAGTTGGCTTAAAGCGAATAGTGAAAGTTGAGAGAATAAAAGAACCCGTTTTGGGTTCTTTTATTTAACAAAAATACAATAGAAAACCACTCATCATGAGTGGTTTATTCTGCGGCTATCCAACCGTCTTCGAAAGTACTTAGCTGAATATCATTTGGAAGGAACTTGTAGTGTTTTTCTACTCCCTTCGGTCCATCAACTAAATAACTGAAAGTGCTAAACTCTGCCGTCCGATCTCCTGAATAAATCAATACGACCGGCTTGGCTTTGTTATCTTCATGAAAAAATCCGTAGACTTTATCATAACGCATCAATAGTCCTATTTCCATAGCAACCACCTCTTTTTTCTTTTATTATACCAGAAAGTGCGAAATAAAAGAACCCAGTTATTTAGTAATTGTCTTTCTTACAGACTACCTACTATCTCCGCTGCCATGAATCTTATCTCTCCGTTGCCGGCTAGCTAATTTCTCAAGATTAGTTTTTGCGATATCTTCAAGTTTAATATCATTATAAAAGGCTAGGGCGGAAAGATACCACAAAACATCACCAAGCTCTTTTTTAAGCTTCTCGCAATCTTCTGACGTAGTTTCGAAAACTCCGCCTTTATCTCGAATCATTTTCTTAATTATTTCTAAAACTTCACCAGTTTCTCCAGCTAAGCCAAGGGCTTTTTCCATATAGCCATTGTAGCGAGCAGAGTCTGTAGTGGCGTTATGTGCAACGTCTGTTTGAATTGCTTGGTTTTGATATTCATTAAAATTCATTATTATTCCTTAACTTATTTTATCTCTACTTCTTTACCTTTATAATAGCACTTACCATCAATAAAATCTATATCGTTCCGCCAAAAATCGTTTGAATAGGTTCGGCAAATTTTGATTTTTCGAAGTGTGTCGGCACTGTGTTGTGGCGGTTCATTTTGAACACCCCATATAATGATAAAAGTAATCCAGCCTATCAAAAGTAGAACCATTAAGGATAAAAATACTTTTGACCAATCTATATCTTTAAACATATTCTTTATACTTCCTCTCATTTTCTAATTCTTTTTTATAGCATTCTTCGCATACTGGATAACCAAAGCCATATTCATTATGAATTGCTTTACTACAATAACCTTTTCTGTATTGAAATTCTTTCTTGCAATCTGCACAATTTATTATTTTCTCCATATCGTAGCAGACTAGGGGACAGTTATCTGGTAATTCATACTCTTCGTATTCTTGTTTTTCGAAATTCCATTTTTCCGCTTTATTCATTTTTTATTCTCCTAGTATGTCTAAATTCAATAAATCCTTATGCTCCAATACGAGGTCTTGCGATTTCTCGCAAAGAAAATTAACTCTTTTACTTATCTCTTCGAGTTTATCTTCTTGTTCCCACATTTCTCCCCTTGTTTCTGGGGGATTCTTAAAGTTGTACCAATATGTGCGATTTTCAATTACGATTTGTAGCGATAGCTCTGCAAGGATTGCAATCATTTCTAAAAGCTCTTTGTTAGTTGGTTCTTGATTGTTCATCTTATTCACCTTTTCTATTTATAAAAATATTTAGGCTTTTTTTTAATTCGCGCATTTCTTTGCTTAGTTCTTTATGCTTATCGAACATTTCTTTGAATTTATCAGATGATAGTTTTTTAATAAGTTTTTCTTTGGTTAGGTTCTTACGAAGATGTATGAATGTTGTGAAATAGCTATCACCTTGTTCTATTCTCAATTCATATCCATAAAAACTATCGCCAAAAAGAGTTTTCCATTTTCCATCTTCAAATACTAAAGTATTTTGGTTAATTAAATCTGCACTATCGAAACCATCTAAGTCAAGGGTCATTCTTTGATGAATATACATAATGATTTGACCATCTGATTTTTCTTTTGTTGTTCCTTTTTCATCATATATAAGAGGTAGTCCAGTTCGTTCGACTTCTTTTCGACATAATTCTTCTATAAGTTTAGTTGCTTCTTTATCAATATTTTTCATAATTACTCCTTATTTTTTCTCAATTTTTGGTGGTTCTGGAAGGCTCATTATTGCTCATAAGTCAAATATACCTTCCATTCTTCTGGGTGTTTTTTAAAGCTTTCTTTAATGTCTTCTTCAGTCTTGAAACATATATCTGAATATTTAGTTATATAAGAAACTAAATAACCAAGTGAATCTTTTCCAGAATTCCAATAACCATAATATTTATTTTCACAATTTTTCCAGTTAGGTTTAAAGCCTTTAGTGTCTTGTTTAATGACTTCTTTTGCTCGAAGATATTTTAGATATTCTTCGGCTTCCATAAAAGTTTCAAATGCTATACCATTCTTTGAACAGTTTTGGAACATTGCTTCACGTCTTTCATCAGACGCAAAGCCGTCTTTTGCAGAAGAAAATATCATATCACTTATCAAATCAATATAATAATATTTATCTGGGACAATAACACGCTCAACTTCCTTAAACCATTGTGGAAACATTCGTATATCTTCCTTATTAAATCGTGGAAGATTAGGTTCGCCTACAAAAGCCATAGTCCCATCGCTCCACATTTCCACCATATCACCAGCTTTCGCAAAGGGTAAGTCTTGTAATAATTTATATTGTTTCATCTTCGTTTCTCCTTATTCGTATTCTCTATACCATTTTGCTGATATCGACAATATGTTTTTTGTAGGTAGGGCTAAGCCGCCACTAAAGTAGTTTTAGCTTTACCGCGCTTAGATTTTAGACCACCTTTGCGACCTGCAATTTTCGCAAGTTCGGGGTTTGTGGCAAATCCGCCAGTCTTACCAGCTTTTCCGCCTTTGCGGCCAATTCGTTCGTAGAAATCCTTGCCGTGTCGCTCTATGTTTGTGGCGGCGGTTTTCAATCCACTAGCTCTTGTTCCTGCCATTTCTTTCTCCATTCTTTGTTTTCTTTTTCCTCTGATTGTCTAAATACCTTTTTCGATCTTCTTCAATCTTTAAAGCTTTTTTAATTTCTTCAGGTGTTTTTTCAAAAGTTCGAGATTTATGTTCCGGAACTTCGAATTTCTTGTTGAATAATTCAGCGCAAGCTACACCTCGATATATCGCTTTCATTCAGCAGGGATCACCTTTACGGGGATTAAAGTTTGACTATTTTTAAATTGAATTTCAATTTTCATATTCCTCCTTATTTATTGATAAATATTTCAACCTGTTTAGCACCGTTTTTAAGTAGCCAATTTCGAGCATATGTTGCATCGTTTATGTTTTTATAGTTTTTAGAGTGCTCGACACCTTTTTCGTCTTTCCATTTAACTGTAAAATCATTCATTTCTTCTATTCTTTCTCCTTAAAACCATTTTCCCGACTTCAGGAGTATGGTTTTAACTTCAGCCCTACAAGGGACGATTAAATAATTTTAATCCTCCCTTTGCGTAAATATTTTAGAACATTCGGGGTTTAGCCCCTTGTAAGGCTGAAATTATGATTTTAATTACTTTCGGCAATCAACCGTAGTGTTTAGCTTAGCTTTAGTGCTTTTGAGTTCAGCTTCTGAGCCGATAAATAGCCCAAATGCACCCGAAAATAGTAACAAGGCTATAATCGCAATCGCTCGCCAAGCCGACATTTTAAATTTTAGATCTTGCATAATCAAATGCTGAATATCAGGTTGTTTCATAGTTATCCTTTCATTTCTAGTTATTAAAATTCGACTTTCTTTGGTTTTGGTTCGCCGAGATAATTTGTGATAATTTGAATTGCTTGATCGTAACCAACGGCGAATCGTGCATAATAACCAGATTCGATTAGCTTATTTAACATTTCTGCTTGTTCTTCAATATGCTTGTTTTTGCGAAGCGTTCCATCCTTCTTGTAAAGACGAGTTCCTTCAGCTTTAAGTTCGAGAAATAAACCGCCAACATCTTGACTATAGATACTGTTGCCATTTTTTGTGTCTACGGCAATCATCTCTCTCGGCAAAGCAATAAACAGATCCGGCCAAGCTCGTGATTTCTGAAATTTCTTGTGTTTCGCCGCTTGGCCTGGTGTCATTTTCATGCCTGAACTAAAATCGGTTCGAAATAGCACGTCGGGATAATTCTTACGCAGATAATCACAGACTCTGAGATGCAAAGTTTCTTCTTTTTTAATCATTTTATCTCCTTAAAATGGAATATCACTTAGATCGACTGGTTCATCGAAGTTTTCGGGTGTTTCAGGCTCTTGAGTTTCAGGTTTAGCTTCAGCCTGAGTTTTTAGATTGTCAGATTTTGGCTCGTAACCGTAAATTCGACGGTTGATTGATTTTTTAACCTTGCCGTCCTTTTTATAAGTTCGGTCTTCATCTTCGCTAACTTTAAACCAAGCCGTGCAGCCAACTGTTTTTTCGAGAAGTACTGCAAAATCTGCCAAGTTTTTAATCTGCTGGATTTTCTCACGAATCTTTTGTTTAATGCTTTCATCTTCTTGGTTGTGAACTAAGATTCTGCGAACAGTGTCAATTGAGATCCTGCGCGTATCTGGAGTATGCAACCAAAGCCGCGCACGATCTTCGGCTGAATCGTTTTCGACAAAGATTTCTGCATAAGGTTTATCATCGTGCTTATCAATCTTAACTTTAGCAATTTTTACTTCATGCACACCAAATTCGAAATAGCTGCTTTCTTTGGTTTCTTCTGGTGTAATTGTGATGCTTTTAAGTTCTTCTTGAGTCATAAAATCCTTTCATTAAAATAATAGTTTTTCCACTTCTTGTTCAACTAGGGCGAGAGCAGATTGTTCAAAATAAATTGCTCGCTGAATCTCTTTTTCGAAATCTTTGCGGTTAAGCTCGAAGATTAAGAGTTCGAGCTGTGGCGCAAGGGCGAAAGAGTCTGAATACATTGCAAAATAGAGTTTTTCAAGTTTCTCATTCACTGCAAAGTATTGGATAATCTGCTGTCTATATTCGATAGGTGGTTGTTTTTCGTAGAACGCGCATACTTGTTTCCAGTTGTCTAAACATTTAATCTCCACCGCTTCAGTAATTTCGCCATTTTCGTTGGCGATTTCGCCATCTGGTGAACAAATGATATTTTCGTTAATATCAGATTGCCAAACCCGACCTTCGATAACCTCTTTACCAAGTTTTTGGGCGACTTTCTCGCGTGCTTCTTCTTCGAGAATTTCACCACGAAGAGCAGCAGAATATTTGCGACCATTTAAACGATCTGCGTAATCGTTTTCATTGATTGGCTTTGCAATTCGTTCAGCTATAAGCTTATAAATCGCATCACCAAGCTCAACTTCACATTCTTTCTTTTCTACTTCAGCTTCACCAATTAATTCTTTAAGTTCTTGAATTGTTAAGTTTTTCGGTTGGCCTTTTTGGTTGAGTGGAATCTCGATTTTTAACTTTTCCGCAAGATCTAACCATTCAGATTTTAAAACGGTGCGTGGTGTGCCGAACTCCTTGGCTTTACTTCCGGAGATTTTGCCTTCGCGAAAATACAACCATTCATCTGATCGTTGTTCAAGGTTTAAGATTTTCATTATTTCAATTTACCTTTCAATTCATCTTTAATTTGGATTAATTCTGCGATTATTTCGTTATTACCTTTAAACTGATTAACTCCTTTTACGAAATTAGCTTGAAGTTCTTTGAGATTTTTTGAAGCTTTGAGTTTAGTGATAAGTTCTTTTGACTGATCAGCGACTTTTTGCTTTTTAAAATCTTCGAACTCTTCCATTTCTTCAGATGAGGCAATCTCACCATTGTTTAAATAGCCAAGAAGTGAGAGTGCGCGACCGACACTGATTGTTTCGAGTTTTTCAAAGGCTTTTTCGCTCTTCATTTTACTTGCTGGATAATATGCAGTTCCTGTTGCTTCGGCTGATTTCTTTGATGAATCTTTTACGATTTCTGCATAAAAGATCATTCCGCCATCTGGTTGAGGTTCTGGGCGAGTGGTGATTTTTGCTCGTGGATTTTCTTTACGAAATTCGCCAAGTCGTGCCGAAACTTTAGCGTAATCCGAGCCTGAAATTTTAACAGTTTCTATCTTCTTCATCTTAAAATCCTCCTTCGTTATATTCTCGCCAAGCTTCAACACTTGGTGATGTTTCCCAAAAGCCGATGCTATCTAAATAATCGTTGAAATCTTCATCGAATGAATCGCCTGCGATTGTAGCGTAATTTTTGCCGTCGCAATCAACGTCTTCGATATAAGCTTTTTCTTTTAATACGATTTCAAAGAATAATTCTTTAATTTGTTGGTTGGTTAATTGGTTGTTCATAAATTGTCTCCATTATTTCATAAATTTCAAGTAGCTTTTATTTGTGTAAGCAACCCAAGCATTCAAGCCTTGTGATTTGTAAATCTGATAGGCGTATCGCACGTTCAGTTCTGGATTCTCACGATTTGGCTTTTTGTGAATTGAATTGATCTGAAATAAACCTGAATCGTTCGAACCGTCGATGTTCATGTTTAACGCATTTGGATTACAGCTGCTTTCTGCCATCATAATTGCCAACATCACTTCTACGTTCCAGTCGTATTGTTTAACCAAATTTCGAAACTCTTCGCACCGATTCGCAACCTTTGAACTCGCAATAATAGGGCGAGGGCGAGGCGAAACCTCCACAGTTTCGCGCTGGCTTGGTTGTTGAACCGCAGCTTCGACTTTTGGTGCTGGAATACTTTCAGCTACTTTTTTACGTTTAAATTTTGAACTGTTTCCGCAATCTTTTCGTTCTGAATTTTAGCATTGTTTTCGCCTTGTTTCATTCCAAAATAGAAAGCTAAGCCAGCTACAATCGCTGTGTAAATAATAATTGTTTTAACAGTTTCAATAATTTTCTTGTAATTTACTTTTTTCAAATTTTTCATAGTTTTTTCTCCTTGTTTTTGTTTTGTTGGTTTGAGTTCAATTTTAGAGTTCTTGATTTTTTCAAACTCTTTTTCAAACTCAGTTTCATTAATATTTTTCATAAATTGTTCCTTTTTAGTGAGCGGTTAAAGCCGAAGAGTTAGGAGGAAAAAGTCTTCTTTTCTTCAGCTTGAATCGCTCACTAAAGGTTATGTTTTGAAGTTTCCTAATCTAATTGCTTAAGCTCTAAATTAT